AGATTTGCGAATGACATTAGATTTGGCCTTTGTACTTGTGTATTCTAGGATGCTGAGGAGTCTTTGTCAACACGACTGCGGACTTCATCAAGGGTCCTTTTCATATTACCGAATAGGACACCCACATCGGTGTTCTTTGGGAACCCCATCATTATAGCAGATGCTTGGATTTGTTCCTTCATCTGCACCGCATCTGGATCATCTCCCGCAAGGGAAAGACGAGTCCACATAATTTGTTGTTTTTCAATTAGTTCTTCAAGAAGCGTAAGATTATCTAGTTTCTCATTGTGTGAAAGAGAATCAAAAGAAATCATATTATTATAGATGTCTTCCTGAAGTCTATTAATCTCTGCGAGTTCTGCACGAACTACATCAGACTTAAAAAAATCACTCACAGATTATGCTCCTCAGAATTTGTTTGTGCTTCTGCACATCGATATTTAGAAAGGGTTCATACTTCTTAAGTTTGAGGGAAACCGAACCCCAAATAGGATCATCCAGTTGCTTATCAAACTTTTGTCTGAACTCAAATATTCTATCATAAATCACCAGAGTTTCTAGTGAAATTTTTCCACCAAGATACTTTTTTAACAGAGTTGGATGACCTTTCGAACAATCGAAAACATCCTCTAATTTTCTCTCCGAGAACAATTCGTTGCTTTGCTCTGTAAACAAGTAAGTCAAACTCTGATTCCTCTTGAGCCAGTTTTGATACTCTGTCTCTCCTTCTTTGATTAAACCACCAATCCATATCTTTTCTGGGGAATCGGATGAGCAAAAGTTTGCGATGAAATAGTTACGGACTTCTTCGTCCTTTTTCTGTCTAGAAAGTTTTTCGAACCAATACTTATCTTTACGCTTATTGAAAGCAGATACAGATGCTCTAGTTCTACCACCATACTGGAAAAAGTCATACTTCTCTTTTGTGAAGTGGTTCTTCAAAGACAAATATGTTTGATAGCAATCAAACGGAGTCACTGGAATTTTGTTCTTGTTCACGTTGCATTAACATCATTTGGTATCGTTCCATTGGAGAATAAGTGACATCATGATCGTAATAAAAATACTGACGACCGACACGAGGAACATCTGTCTGCCAACCATGAGGATCAATGAATCCACTTTGACTAGAAGTGTGATAATGAGTTACTTCTTCTTCGTCACCATCCCATCTCCAATCTGTGCAAGAGTCAACAGTAAGAATAGGGATGTAAGTGTGATTTGATGCCATTCTCAGGTGTGCATCATGCCACGAATCAAACACAATCATCTGAGGATCATCAAGTTCCATCTTTCTACCATTGGTAGAATGGAACATAAGATCAAGATTCATCTTGCTGATTTTATCTACCAGTGGTTTCTCACCTGCCTCACTATGACCAAAGAGATCATTGCAAATTAAAGTAGCGGCAGAAGGAACATAATATTGGTTTTCTGTTCTATCAGTCAATTCAATGACAGTGATAGGATCATTCTCTACCCTACCTAGAGCATGTTCCATATCGTTTAGGACGAAGGTCTTAAAGGTGGCACCAATGATATGACCATTCTTGTTGTAATGTCTAACCTCATTCCTACGAATGGTGCCCTTAGACTCATTTTCTTCAAAGTTTGTGCCTAGATGAAGGTAAAGATTGCACTTTTTTTGATGCTCTTCAATTTCTTTGAGTGCATCTTTAATCTCATCAATATCATTTTCCCATCCATTGAGGTATCCAGAAAGAGATGCCTCTGGTGTAAGGAGATGGTCAACCTCATTTTCCTTTGCCCAATCAAGCGCTTTCAGAATCTCTCTTTTGTTCGCTTGAATGTTGGTTCCTACAGGAATTTGAGCACCAGCGAGTCTAAGACTTTGACGAGGCATTTCCATGCCATGAGGTCCAGTGAAGTACATTATTAATCAATAGGTAAACGAGCTCTAGATGTTTTCTTCATGAAGTTCAATTTCAGTGCGTCACACTTAATTTTTTCCTTCAAAGGTTTGGAAATGATCTTTGACACTGATTCTACTTCAATGTTGTTCACTTCGCAGAAATGAACAATTGCATCTATGTAGTTCATGTCTTCTTCTCTTTGCACAATCCTCTCAATTTCCATCGCAAAGGTTGTAGCAGTGAGAAACTTCTGATCAAATACTTTTTTAAGTTCCTGTTCCATATTGGTTTAGTTTGTGTTCTACAAAGTTTTGGACATATCTTGCAAGTAATTTAATATACTCAGTCTTTTCTTCACCTCTGATGACATACTCTACAACTTCGCCATTTTCACATGACATAAGGATAACAAACTTCTTGACAAGAATATCTGTCAACTCGTAGAACATACAGGCATATGCTGCTGCCTGTACAAAGTAATTTTCAATCCACTCTTTGGGTTTGGGTTTTGCTGCTGTCTTAAAGTCAATGACTGCCAACTCACCATCATATTCTGCAATGCAGTCAACGGTGCCAGCAATACCCAAGTGAAGACTGTAAAGACTGTCTTCCAAAGCGTGGATATTGTCAATCTTATTCAGATATGGTTTTGCTTGCTTAAACAAATACTCTGACAATGGTTGAACGGAAGGGAGTTCTTCATTCTTCAGGTAACTTTCAGCAAGAGAGTGCATATCAGTCCCACGGCTTGTTGCCTTTCTAGTAATCTGATTTGCTTTCTCTTCGCCTACTTTTTTTCTCCAATCAGCAAACACCTGCCGATTGTAAAAACTGGTGACCGAAGTAATGGACACCAGTTTCCGAAGTTCATCCTCTGTGGGAAGTTTATAGTAACGAACTCCATCAATACTCTCCCTCTAAAGTTGAGGGAGATTCACGTCAACAAAATTAAACATTAAAAACCCATTGCCAGTTTCTTGATGATATACTCCTTGACAAGTCCAGAACGAACAATATCTTCAGTGTCAAATTCGACGATATTGAATGATTCCATTTGCTCAATGATTTTCATGAAATCCATGATTCCATTTCTTTCATTAGATTTTGTCAAGTCGGATTGGGTGGCGTCACCACAGAACATAATTTTAGAATTGTCACCCACTCGTGTAATTATACTATCTAATTCGTGAAAATTCAAGTTTTGACACTCATCCACGATGAGAATTGCATCATCAAAGGTGGTTCCACGAACAAAAGATGTAGACCAGAAGCTAATCGTCTCCTGTGCCTTTAGATTACCATACAGCATCTCAAAGTCTGCATCTGTGGGCATCTCAAACATATACTTGACCATATTCTTATAAGGAATCTGGTAAAGTGCAGACTTGTCTTCATGGTCACCAGGGAGAAATCCAATCTCTCTTGTAGCGACCAAAGAACGAATGATGTAAATCTTGTTATAAGGTGTGTACTCGTTGAGAACGTCTTTTAGTGCATTATATAAAGCAATAAAAGTTTTTCCTGTTCCTGCACATCCATATAGAAAAGCATTTTGTCCTTTTTCGTATGCGGCAAAAAACTTTTTCTGGTTTTCAGTTAGAGGTTCGATATCAACCAATAAATCTTGGTTGATTGGTTTTCTCCTCTTCATTTGTTTTGCAGTATAACCAGCACCAACAGGTGAAACTTCAACAGACTTTCTCTTTCTGGGCATAAGTTTTAGTCGAGGGTTAGTTTTTGACGGTTTCTACCAGCTGTCTGTGCTTTTTTAAGCACATCATTCCAGCCAGGGTTTTTATTATACAGTTTATCCTTCCACTCACCAACTTCACCCACACCAGGTACAGTTGATGGATCAGAATAATCACGCAGCCAATCTGGATTGTCTGCTTTCCATTGATCCCAGTCATGAACACTCATGACTACTTCTTTTTGTTCACCAGTTTTCGTGTTGACTACAGGATAGGATGCCATGATGATAATAAAAAAGTATTTAGACCCACTCAAGTGCTTCAGACACTGCTGGGAAGACTTCGGTAAAAATCTTCTTGCACTCGTTTGCAATATCCATGTGTTCCTGCTGAGTGCCGTTAGCAGAACGCAGTTGGATATAGTGAATCCATGAGCGACATGAACCTGACATATAGAGTCTGGTTGGAGTTGCCAGAGGAAGTACAAAGCGAGCACACTCTTTTGCGATGCCCTCGTCCAACATTTGCTGATACAAATTCATTCCCTGACGGAAGTGATTTTGCATCAGAATCTCAAACCTTTGTTTCTTATGCTCGTCAACGTTATCAATAGAATTTTGACGATTCTTATGATCTTGGGATCGCAGTGCTGGGAGGGGAATCTCCTCGGAGAGTAAGGAAGAATCAGCATATCGTTGTGAGAACTCTTGATATGTGAACGAACGATGTCGCAAAATTTGAGCTGCCAGACCACGAGTAGTTTCAATCTCCAAAGTCATGAAACTCTGTTCAAATACAGACCAGTGATTGTGCTTGATGCAATATCCCAACAATTTTGCATAGTTAGGATTATCTTGATTGCTAGGGTTTGAGACTCTAGCAATATATGCCATATTCTCTTCAGGATTCGGTGTTGCTTGAATCAGTTTTACTTTCATTCTTCCTCATTTGTTTCAATTTCAATTGCTTTTTCGCTGCCTTTCTTGCTTTACGCATGAAAGTCAGTTCTCCTTCATTATACAACCATGGTTGCTTAAGTGCTTCTTTAGTTAATCTGATCGTGTCCTTGAGACGCATAGTAGACCTCGTAATACTTGATGATACCGTGTGTAATCATATTGCCCTGAGACACCCAATCATGGGCGCACTCATATATGCTCTGATTAGAATATTTAGGTGTACCATCTGGAGTCAACTCTGATCCAAATCTCTGCAGAAGCGTCTTCAAACATGCTTGTCTGACCTTCATCTTTTGATCAGAGTATCTCCAATCAGTCAGGGTATCCGTCATCGTCGTCAAAAATTTCGTCGTAATCGTGGTGAATTGTAGACAGTGTAGAAGATCCTCCATACATATCAACTCTTTCTTCTGCAACAGCACGGAAAGAGTCAACATCAGAATAAACTTCCGATTCTAGAGATTCAACCAAAAGTTTCAGATTTCGTACAATTAATTTTAACTTGTCTCTGTCCATGGCAGTCTAGTTTACTCATATTATAAACAAAAAAAGAGGGAAAGTCAATTCCCTCTCGTTACTAAGACTTTCTCAAGCCAGTCTTTCATGTGAATGCGATAACAGGACCAGTAGTAACATCCTCTGTATTTGAGTTGATAACACGCTGGTGGTCTATTATCTTTATCCATATCATCGTAATGATATCGATAATACTCCATCACTTGTTATAGGTGCGTCCACGATAGCAGAAAGTACCGTGAGTTTCCTTTGGTTCGTGACCACAGGTTTCGTAAACCACACCACGATATGCAGTGTGAGAAATCTGTGCATCGTGAAGAGCAGATGCCTTGTTGATCTGCTTTTTGATGAGAGTTAAGGTGTTCATGAGTTTACTCCTGAAATACTAGGGATTTTTAGCCCCGTTCCTTCAGTCGTTTGCGTCCCAATAGCACTCAGGTGCAGATTCCTTGACGGTCTCTACTAGTTCTACCTTCACAAGTGCAGGTAGATCATCATGCTTGGAAATCCGAATCATTAAATCATCGGCTTCCTTACATGTGAGCGTTGTGTATAGAAATAATTCTAACATGGGATGAACGCTCCGTTCCGCGACTTACTTGCGTCCTAGACCAGCATCTCATTGCACTCACCTTTTACCTTAGATCTAAGATAACCGATAAGATTATACTTGGATCTGGTGTCTAAATTGTCATCCATAAGGATTTCAATTCGTTGTTGTAGATACCTTTCACAACTCATATGCCACCCATAAGGTGAACTATCATTATGATGGGCTAAGGTAAATGCCAGTAGGATACTGAGCATTGGATGAACGACAAGGATATTATAGTCCTCGTTTCTATTTATGTCAACACTGTTGCAATCACTACATTTTGTATCATAGCGAACCCTACAGAGCAAAAAATTTGGGGAATTTTTTTTCCCGATATTTTGGATTATTTTTTCGATTTTGGTTTTGGGTCTTCTCCCCATGTCTTTGGGTTGGCAGTGCCTGGACCCCAGACAATACTCTTCAACCCCTCACGATACTTGTCCCAGTACATATCAAAGAGTCTCAATCTCTTTCCAGTTCTGGTCAAGTCATAGTATGTTTTCCCATCAATAACGTATGTAACCAAGTATGCATCATTAGGCAGTGACTTGTCATTGAGCTGCCTGGTGTTAGCGTTCTGATGGAGCACGGTACAACCGTAGATTCTTTTACAATCTTGCAGTTCCTCCGCAGTCCACAGATCGTTATCAGCCACGGGATCCCCAGATGATGTCGGGATAGGCTTCTTTAACAGTGTTGTGGGTGATTTTGTATCGTTTTCCAAGTTGCTTATCCTTTACTAGACAAAGACATTCAGCTTCTTCTGGGTGAAGCGACTCAAGAAGTTGAATGAACATAGACTCCCTACGAGTGGTCTTCAGAGAGTCATTACCCCCCTTCACAAAGTTATAGAGGATTCTATACTGACTGTTGAGTCTGCTTACACCTTCACCAGTCTTATTGTCGTTAGGGGTGTAAGGAACCTCACCATCGGGCACCGCAGACTCAATGGTCTCATCAAAATTCCAAACAAAAAGATGAATCAATGCAGGACTTCTATACTCTTGCAAGATAGAGATCTTTTCTGCTTTTGTTTTTGCGTTTGAAACTTTTTGAAATACCTCAGTTACAAGAGGATTGGGGGGCAATTTAGCCATGATTAAACTCCAAAATAATTAATCTTCTTCTTCAAAATCGTCATCATAAGTGAATTTGAATGCAATCAATGAATCATGGATGACGTTTCCATTTTCATCATACATCTCTGGGTGCATTGTTGGTTGTTCAGTTGCATTATACAACAGATACTCTCTGGTTGTCCATCCAACCACTCCACCAACCAAGAACGCCATGAACGCAACTAACGTTCCAAAAACAAGACTGACTGCTAACATTTTAGTTCTCCTGGAACTCCCTAATTGGTCGTTCCTCAAGGGAACAACCACTTTACTTAAAGTGTGAGTTGTTCCTCCATAACTTAAAATTTATTTATACTATTATAACAGGTTTTGCTCCTGAAGGAAGTGCAATGTGTCTTTGCATCCTCCAATGTGTTGGTTGTTGATTGAAACCTGTGGGAAAGTGGCACCCTCACCAAACTCTTTGTAGAATTGCTCCTTAGTAAAGTCCTCTTCATACTTATATTGAATGTAATCAATGTGAAGAGTATCAAATAACATTCGGACTCTTTCGCACCATTGACAATTATCTTTGGAATAAAAAACGGCTTTCATTTTAGTCTTTTGATTTACTTCCATGGTTCTCCTAAGACCCAGGTCACTAAACTATATCTAGTCCCTCTCGTAACTGGAGAGACTTTGTGCATTGTGAAACTCGGAAAAACAATTGCAGATCCCTTACCACAAAACTCTTTAGGGGTGTATGGTTCAGTTTCTCCTAGTTCACCAAAAGTATCAGAAATATATGTAGGGTCGGAGAACATCAACTCTCCACCGTCATAATCTTCTAGATCCGACAAGTTTATAGTGATGCTAATCTTTCTTACTTTACCAGCATAATCACTGATGCGTTTTGATCCTTGATATGCACTTGGATGGTCTGATCCTCCGTCAGCGTGCCAACTGTAGTGCCCACCGACTTTGTATTCTGTGAACTGAAGTTTCTCACACACAGATACATCCCAGTTCCAACCAGCACCCTGATTTGCAACCTCGACTATCTCTTGAATCTTTTCATAAATCCAGCGATCATCTAGCCATGCAATGTTGCAGTCTCTGGCACTCTTATTGACTTGTTTATTCAAACTATCAGCATATACTTTCCCCACATTCTGATCATCAGACTGTCGATTAAGTATAGAAGTTCCCTTCTCTATAATTTTATCACACTCTTCTTCACTAAAGATGTAATCAAAATGCCAATAAGTAGTCTGTAAGTGCATGATATATTTCTCGCAAGTAAATTATAAATGTAAAAGATAGAGATGTCAAGCTCTAAAGTTAGTTCTTGAAGAATTGAAGTCAACAGATGTTACACCAACACCAGGATCTCCATAGTCTGTTGGACCAGCAGAGGAGAAACTGACATTTGGATTGCTTCCACCTGTATCACCTTGCGAACTTATAGCGATGTTCGTAGATGTAGAGTAAGTATAGTTTCCATATGTGCCCTGACCACTTCCATCAGAAGGAACTCTCCAAAGAATTAACACATTTTGTGCAGATCCAATTACGCTTTCGTCTGTCTTAGAGAGATAAACAAGATGACCACCATCACTTGAATCAAGTCTCAAGACTCCCTCTGGATTACCATCACTTGTTTTGTTTGAGGCATCACCGACCATCTTATT